CTATCCATACAACCGGACCAATGGCGGCGACTACCCCCATAAATATTAAAATATTAGTTTTTAAACCATCATCTAAACCACTAAACCAATCTATAATTTTTGTTACCGCTTCAATTACACTAGTAATAGCTGGTAATAAAATTTCTCCAAACTGTGCTGATACATCTACTATTTGAGCACCTAATAAACCCATTTTAGTTTTTGCGTCTAAGTTTTCCTCTGTGTATGCTGTTAGTGCGTCACCTGATTGCTCATAAGCCAAAGCCATCAATGCTTGTGCTTGCATTTGTTTGGTAACTTCTTCACCTTGTTTAGCTAATCCCATTTCGTAAGCTTTGTTTGTAACTTGCTCTTTGCTTACTTGAATACCCAGTCTTTTTAATGATTCGTATGAACCTGTTAATGCACTTTGAAAAGCACCAGATACATCTTCTGCAGAATGAGTTGCACTATTAAAGTTAGTCAACGCACCCACCAAGTGCATGGTGTCCCCTGTGAGTTCGGTTGCTTCTTCACGCATGAACCCCATTGGTATAAGTAAATCCTGTATGCCAGAAGCCATGTTTCTAGCTGAAGCCGTTGTTGCTGGTGTTAATTTTTTAAATTCTTCGATAAATGCGTCAGAATCTGCCGTCATACCCGCAAATACTGTACCATACTTTGCTTCGGTTGCTTCTAAATCCATTGCTGATTTAGCAAAACCAGCTACCATACCAACAATCGGTAACGTAACCCCTAAAGTCATTTTTTTACCAGTGTCAGTTAGGTTTTTACCAATTTTAGTCATTTTATCTTGAAAGCTATTAAGGTTATCCGTTGCTTTTTTTATATCCGCTTGTACCTTAACCGAAATATTTGCTACTTCCATTAAACCACTCTCCTTTCCATGCCCTTGGCTACCCTGGTAAAGGCATTGAACATTTCTTCATCTGTCATTTTTATTTTTTCTTTTTGCATAAAATCTTTGGCTTGGAAGGTCTTACCCTTTTTCTTATTCATTGAAAAGTTAGCAATTGTTGCACAAATTAATGCACTCCTAACATCTGCTCTTTTTTCTAATTGTTGGATAAAGCCAAATCTTGATCTATGGTATTTAATAAACTCCGAGGGTATTGACTGCCAAAATTCATCTGGCTTTATACCAATACTATATGCCAAGCCCTCGAGTTGTGGGACATGATGAGAAAAGGCGAGTGTCGTTACTCCCCCTCGCCGTCACTTTCCTCTGTTTCAACGTGTAAAGCGTATAGTAAACATTGGCTTGCTTTTTCTGTTAAATCCCCAATCTTACCACCTTCATCTAAAAAGTCCTTGATGATGATACCAGTTCGTTGTATGGTTAAACCTCTGTCAGCGTGTTTTAATCCACCCCATATCAGCATTCTAATAGCATTGAAGCCCATTGACTGCTCATTATAAATGGCTTGTACAGGCTTACCAGCAACTTCTTCGATATCACATATTGCGTTAAAATCGTATTTTATCCAATAATCTTTTTCCTTAACCGTGAATGAAAAACTTCTCATATAAATCTCCTTTTTTTAAGCACCTGTAAATACTGGTTTACCTGTTATTTTGATTGAAGCACTAAATGATAATTTGTCGTCATGTGGTGCGTCCATACTAAAAGCTGTTAAAAATCCCGAAAACCCATATTTGCCTAAAGAAGATGGGTAAGTAATTTCCATAGCATTTGCAACACCGCTATCAAATAATGATTGTAATGCTGTTTGTGAAGCTACCCCTGTAAAGTTTCCTTCAATTTCTACCGAACCAGCGTCTTTCAACCCTTGTGCAAATTCTCTAAAACCGTTTGCACTATCATGTGCCGTTAAGTCTATTTCATCAGCCGATTGGTCTGGACCTGATATACTTGTTAAACTAGCTACTGGTGTTAAAGTCGATTCGATTGTAATGCTTAATGATGTTCCGAATGCAAATGTTCCTGCCATATTTTTTCCTCCTTATATGGTTCTAATAAATCGTATGTAAAATCCTAATACTGCACCAAACTTATCCCCTGATTTGATATCTGTTTCATTTTCTAAAGTTATCAATCTGATTGATGTTGTTCGGTAATTTAATAATGTTTTGATTGTTTCTGCTATTTCCCTTGTTTGCGGTACACTAATTCCCCATGATACTACTTCGATGACGGCTTCGTTAATTAGATTTGTTCCCTCATGGTCAAAATCCTCTACTCCACTCATCTGTGATACCACCACATACGGTATAGTTGTTGTTGCAATGGCTTCTTCAATAAAAACTGGATAGGATGTTAATATTGCGATTTTGTTTCTTATATCTTTAATCATCATATTTTGATACCCCCAATTCTTTTGGTAAAGATTTTCCCAATTTTAGTCGTGTTGTTATTTAAGCCTCTTAATAAAAACTTGCTACCGCCAACCGTATGGTTTAATTCCATACCCTCGTGTTGATATCTGGCATAGACAACGTTTGAGCCAATCACAACTGTGTATTCTTCATTGCTGTTTAATTTGATATCATCAGGATCGCCACCCCTAAAATCTTTAGCGACTACTTTTTCTTTTCCTACTTTATATCCTATCGAGTTTCTTAACCTTCCCATATCAACTGGTGTCAACTTTTTAGCAGATGTTTCTACTACCATGCCAGATTCTGTTAATGCCTTATAAGTTTCAATTTCAAGCTTTTTGATGTATTCCTTTAATTTGCTCGACACTTTAACGCTCATAAGTCAAATCCACCTGAATAAGTCTGTCAAACCCCATAACATTATTTACCGCTACAACGTCATATAAGCGCCCTAGATAGCTAAACTTGTTTAATGGTGTTATACCTTCGATTTTAGTATAAAGCCTGTGTGTGCTAATCTCTGTATCTCTCTGAGCGATTAATGGTTCATTACCACTCATCATTCTTAACTTGCCCATGATTGTTGTTTCTGCATAGGTGACTGTTGGTTGTCCCCAAGAATCTACGCCAGATATTGGTGTTAATAAAGCGATTTCTTCAAACCACTTTTCTAAGGGTAGACTTGTCGCCATTGTGCTAACTCGTTTCTGTATGTATTTTTCCAACCGTCATCATAGGTCACAGAGTAATCGCCTAAACTTTCTGATTTAATACCCACTGATTGACTAGCAATTTTAGTGGATAAATCAAGCACTGCCATTGGTATCGCCAAGCCATAAACATAAGCAACAGCGTCCTCAACTTTTAAAGCTTCTAAAGTTGTGTATTTACTACCTACCTTTGAAGCAATCTTGTAGACACCATCATTTAATGTTGAGCCTTCTATTTTAACATATTGCCCTACAAAAAACGTATTGATAGAATTAAAACCATCTATCTCCATGCTTGTTATAACGCCATCTGTTTTAATAAAATAATTGTTGATTTCTTTTAATACTGTTTCTATCATTCTATCAACTCCTTTAATAAAAGTAGGGAAGCCGTTAAACTTCCCTTATTAATCTATGCGGTATAAGTTACTGTTACTGTATAAATTACATCTGGCATATCACCATTACTGACGACTGCAGTTACAATGTTTTCTCCAACAGCCCAAGCATAAACTTCGCCACTAACTACAACAACATCATCAACTTTCAATATAGTTGTAAATGTGTCAAATGGTTGAGTTACTGTAATTGCTTCACTTGCAACCGATGTTGCTAACGTGTAGGTTTCGGTATCAGCGTCAAATACTGGTGTTAAAGTTTGGTCTCCTACGTTAATCCCCGATAGGTAGGGCGTTACTCCCCCACTGTGTGAGCGTATAAACCATTAACTTTGTTTTCAAGAATAAACAAATCGTGATAAATTCTGTAATCAAATTTCCAAGCGTTTGCGTCTTGATTTGTTTCTGGGTCAAAAATTCTTGGTAGAGCCGTTTTGGTAATTCCAAGTACTGCATTAGGGTCTACGATTAAGAAGTTTAAATCCAAAGCGGAAGCGTTCTTAATAAATCCACCAGCTTCTTGTCCAGCGGTTTCACCATCATATAAATCAACAGCAGAATAGAAGCGTGATTGTGGAACTGTAATCAAAGGCATTCCATCTAATACTTCAATTTCTCTATTTACTACTGCACTACCAACATTTACGATAAATTGGCGTGAAATTAAATTGCTTTGTTTCAAGTACTTTTTAACGGTTGGTGAAATAAATGCAACTAAGTTTTCCATGCCTACTTCGTTATTTTCAATTACTTCAAGTGCTGTGTCGAATGCTTGAAGTGCTGTGGTAGAAGCCAAATCTGCGTGCGCATGATTAGCAACAATTGTTAATGCTTTGGTTGCTATCTTTGCAAAACGATAAGCGTCAATTTCTGGGTTTACATATGTTCTGATAAACTCTCCAGCTAAACGTCCAAACGCTACTTCAACTGTTTCTAAGTTGTCTTGGGCGTCGACCATAAAGGCACGACCACGGTCTTGAGTGAACGTGTGTGTTTGCCATGAAAATGTTACATCTCCTGCAACATAACCAACGGCACGATCATAATCACCTAACCCTTGTAAAGTCATTTTAGGAATTAATATTTCGTTAGAGTTTAAACTTTCTCTAACTAAATCTGCTGGTGCGTCTAAGATACTAGATAATGCACCTTGTTTGTAAACTTCGTCTAGAATCGGTAGATATTTCATTGCTAATGCAATTGTGTTTGCCATAATTTCCTCCTGTGTTTTTTATAATCCAAATAATTTTCTTGTTCGTTCGTTGTCATCTGTTTTAGTTGCTGTGGTTACGTTACCATCTTTATCGGTACTATCTACAACAGTTTCAACAAATAACCCCTTCTTTTCCCCTTTGATTTTTTCTAGTAAAACACTAGGGTCTTTGATTGAACCTTCTTCGGTTAATTCTGCAACCCCTAAATATTTATCTACTAATAAATCAATGGCGTCCTTATGAGCATTATTGGTAAGTAATAACTCTTTAAGATTTGAACGCTTGGTAATGTTACCCACTTTTTGATTGGTATCGGTTTCTAGCTGTTTATACTGTGCTTCCCAGTCTGTGATTTTCTTTTCCGCTTCCTCTAAACTTGTGGCTTTACCCTTGAGCGATTCAATGCTTTTTGTTGTTTCTTCCAATTGCTCTTTTGTTAGTTTCAATGCTTCATTTACTTCATTATATTCTTTTTTTCTCATGGCGTGTTTTGGGAACTCTTTTTTATAGTTCTCGTAAAACTCCTCCATTTTTTCTTCTTGAATATAATCCTTTGCAAAATCTTTAATCCATTCCATATTTTCTCCTTAGTTTTTATAGTGTACTACACTCTCGGATAATGTAGTTTATAGACATTCACGGTCTTANTATTAATCTATTTTAGTTTTTTTACGACTAAAACAAAAACAATAACCAAAAACATTTACTTGCAACCATGATTCTGCAAAGTATTCGCCATTCTCATAGTACTTTGTAATATAGTGTTTCATTGTTACCTCCCTTTTATTTGTTTTTTCTTGCTTCTGCAATATCTTCTTCAGTCACGACATAACCCATGCTACAACGACAATTAATCGTTTCACTAGCCTTGCCACTGTCTTGATCACCAGGGTACATCAAACCATTTGAGAAAGGTTCATCATACTCGGCTGTTTTACCATTTAGATGTGAGTGACTATCACGTACCCTACTATCAGATGTGCTAATCCATTCTTTCAACAACGGTATGTCATTATCTACAGCTTCATTCATCAACTCTTGGCGGGCTTTGTTCTCCATACCTGTCGTTTCGGTTCTGACAATCCTTGTGGCGTCATTGGCGTTGGTTTCTAAATCAACCTGTACCCTTTTGCCCATATCCCTAATTGATTCCCCTTGCACTATGCTTTGTGTGATACTCATCTTTATTTTTTGTTTCACTCTTGCTTCTGAATTTTGAATTGACAATTTAGCTAATGGGTTGATTGCTGATTGGTACACTGTTTCACGATTAATAACTTCAAAACTAAAGTCTATCAATTTTTGGACTGCTTTAATCCCACCCAGTCGATTGATAAAATATACATCTGTTAAATAAGAAGATGTCTTTTGTTGCCCATTCGCTAAGACAATAGCCAAGTCGGCTTGTATCACTCGGTTTAATCTCTCCAACCTTGTCATACTGACTATCCTGCCACTCTTTAATTTGATGTTAGACATTTGTTGCATGGTTTCCATATCTAACTTTCCATACAGTCGTTCAAACTGTGCTAAGTTATTATTAATGTCTTTTAGTGCTAATTTATAAGCATTTTCTAATTCTTTGATATACGCTTTTTCTCTTTTAGATGTTAATAAGGTTTCGGCTTTAAAATCAATACGTTTTTCCATAAAACCTCCTTATTAAAGATTAAGTTCTAAATCTTGTTCTGTTTCATCTAAACTGATTACACCACTTTCACCCTCAATACGTTTCTTTTCTTCTTCTAAGTCAACCTCATAAGGCAATAATTCCCTAATGGTTTCTACAGAGTAGATTCCAAGTGTTTTCAATATAGTTTCAATGAATTCAGATTGGTTCATAATCATGCTACGTTCAAGTGTAAATAGATTGCTTAATGTCTTACCATCAACCATGTTGATAAAATCAATCATGTGGGTGATAAACTTTCTTATTTCATTTTCAAAGCCATCACACTTTAAATCTAAATCTGCAAACATAGCCTTGATAACTGTATTTGTGATTGAGCTACCACTTAGGCTTGATAAGTCAACTCCCATTGAATCCTTGTAAATGTCCGTTTGTACTCGGTTTAAAAATGTTTCTCTTGCTTCAACTGGTACTTTTAACTGATGTACCCCAACCTCTCCATCATCGCCAATAGGCACAACCTTTAGTTTCTTTAGTTGTGTCATAAACTTGGATAAGTTTTTGGTATCACCACTATATCCTTTTAGTGTAAAAAACGCTTCTTGCATATCATCAATGTTATTAGCAAAATCACTGTTGATAATATCAT